ATTTTTTTTGATTTCAACAGTACCTAATTCGCCAGTTTTGATATTTACATCCTCGATAGTGATGCTATTTTTTTCTTTACTACATCCTACAAAACCAAAACACAATAATAAAACCAATAAACTTTTAAATATTTTTTTCATAAATATCTCTCCCTGATTATATATTTTTGTTTTAGGGTAAACTCCTAAAAAGGAGGTACCTGATATGTTAAAAATAAAAATTTCGGAAGTAAGAAACAATAAAAGATTTTCAATCAGAAAACTTGCAATCCATAGCGGTATTTCAAAGTCAACTTTAAATGATTTTGAAAATGGTAAATCAATTCCTAGAATGGATTCTATGGAAAAAATTGCTATAGCACTTAATGTACGTATTTCAGATTTATATGATTCACCATATAAATAAAATTCCGTCCGATAAATCGGACAAATGCCCTCGTTTTAACATTTTGGATTCAGATTGTTATATAATGTAATTACACTTCTCTATCCCAAAAATGACATAAGAGGGGGTGTTATTATGGACTTAAATTATGAAAAGTTACTTAAATCCCACATAACAGAGCTTTTAAAAGAAGTTCATAATACGCGAGTTTTGAAACTTATAATTAAATGTTTGGTGCAAGCTCGCCATGAAACCGATTAATATTAATCGGTTTTTTTGTTCCCAAAACCTTTTATTATCTTATCAAGCAACAGTATATCTTCGTCCGAGAAGTCAACTATTGCTTTTACAAGATTTTTTCTTTCTTCACTCTCTCCTGACATAATTTTATCAATCTTTGAAATGATATCTAAATCAGGTTCTTCATCTTCTCCCATTATTAAATATTCTACTGTACAACAAAGAATATTAGCTATTTTTTTTAATATTTCGTAGTTTGGAGCTCTATAGCCACTTTCGTATCCAGCTAAGGTACTCTTTGCCACACCAATTTGTTTAGCTAGGTCAACTTGAGAAATATTTTTATTATTTCTAACTTCTTTGATCCTTTTACCAATTTCTTTGTTTGTGTCCATCTATATCACCTCCTACAAATCTATTATAACTCAAAATGCAAACTTTTAAAACAAAAAAGTTTGCGAATTGAATTGACATCTAAATATATCAATGGTAATATGTATTTGTTCGCGATAGGCGAACTTGAATAAAGGAGGTGGTAATATGAATAAGGAAGCCAGCAACGAGAAAATTGCAGAAAGATTGGTTAAATTACGTAAAGATAATAATTTAACACAGGACGAGGTAGCTAATTCACTAGGTATTGCTAAATCATCACTCGCAAATTACGAAAATGGATTCAGAAGACCAAAACCTGAAATAATGGTAAAAATAGCGAATTTTTATAACCAGTCTGTACAAGCAATTTTTTTTAATTAATAAGTTCGCTAAACGAGAACTTAAATTTATTGGGAAGGAGAAGAGAATGAGTCAAAATAAGAAAGCTATTGAAGTTGCGTTAAAGTATACTTTATCCAATGAGAACGAAAAAAGAAAATACGACAAGGCAATAGCAGAAGTCAAGAAAAAAACGGATGAACATAAAATAAACAAATTATTAAAAGCTAATTATGATAATGAACGCATTACATTATCAGCGAGAGAGTTACATAAGTTTTTAGAAATTGAAACACCATTTAAAAAATGGTTTGGAAGAATGGCTGAATACGGTTTTCAAGAAAATATTGATTTTAGAGAAGTTATGGACAAAATTGTCCAAAACCCTCAAGGTGGACGTCCTTCAACGGATTATGAAATCAGTATTGATATGGCTAAAGAAATCTCGATGCTTCAGCGAAGTGAGAAAGGTAAACAAGCTAGACAGTATTTTATTGAATTAGAAAAGAAATGGAACAGCCCAGAGCAAATCATGGCTAGAGCGGTTTTGTTATCGAATAGTAAAATTGAACATTTAACCTTAGAAAACGAACAATTAAAAGAAAAGGCATTGTTTGCAGAGGCAGTTAGCGCTAGTCCTGATTCAATTTATATTGGTGATTTAGCTAAATTATTAAAACAAAATGGGATAAGTATTGGTCAAAATAGACTGTTTGAAGTATTAAGAAATGAAGGTTATTTAATCAAACGTGAATGTATGCGTAATGAACCTACCCAACGATCATTAGAATTAGGAATTATGGAATTAGTTGAAAGTACTTGGGAATATTCAGGCGGTTTGAAACGAATCAATAAAACTACTTTTATTACTGGTAAAGGTCAAATATATTTTATCAATAAGTTTTTAAATAAGACAGATAACATTTCAGCAAAAATCGGTCACGTTGAGTTTATCGATGAAGAAGAAAAGCCCGACGAAGAATCGAGCTTTTGGTAAGGTGGGCGAATAATGCTTGGTTATAACGAATTAAAAATGCTTTTTCCTAATCGTTCTAAGGATTACATATACAAACTTATTAGAAAGTTAAAGGAAAAATATAACTGCAATTATACTCAGAGCGTAATATCAGCTGACATTGTATCTAAAGAATTCAATATTGAAATAGATACGATAATAAAAATAGTGTCACCGACTGCAATCGGTGACACACAACACACATAAAAATTATAGCGCAAAAATGGAGAAAATACAATGAGATTTAGAAGTCGTGGAATATTAACAGTACTTGCAGTGGTTCTTATTATAGCAAGTCTAGTAGTTAGCGTTATTGGAAACGTATGTACACGAGTAGATGCTGAATTCAAAGAAGTATATCCCACTGAAGTACAAGAAGCTTCTGCTTATGGATTGCAAGAGATACCCGCTTGAAGATCACTAGGTATTTACAAAATTACTAACTACTGTAGCTGTTATGAATGTAACGGACAGTGGACGGGATATTTAACCCGTTCAGGTACAAATTATGTAGAGGGTAGAACGGTAGGGGTAGATACAAATTATATTCCCCTAGGTTCAAAGATAATGATTGACGGTCACATTTACACTGCTGAAGATACCGGTTCGTTTAGAGGAAAGGTAATTGATGTATATGTAAGCGACCATAGCAAATTTGATAGGAAATACGAAGAAGTTTATATACTGGAGGGATAAAAAAATGAAAAAAGAAGATTTAAAACTATGTGATGTGGTTGAACTGAAAAATGGTGAAGTCAAAATTATGTTACATGGAATTTTTGAAGATAATGTTGTCGCTTTCATGGATATAAAGAACGGAAGATATGTTTCTTTCGGGGAATACAATGATGATTTATTTCATAAGGAACATCAAAATTTTGATATTATGAAAGTTAAACATTTTGAGTATTCAGGCGATGCGTTTAGAGCGTTAGGAATGATTAAAAATCGTTCTGCTTATCCTTTTGCTTGGGACTGGGAACGCGGTCTTGAATATTACAATGGGAAACTTGTTTGTGTAGAAAGTTCATCATCAGTTTATATGACGAAAGGAAAAATCTATAAGTCAAAAAACGGGAGAATTTACGATGATGAAGGTGATTTATGGAGAATGGGAATTAAAAATTTAGAACATCTTCATAATACCACTTCTTGTAAGTTCATCGAACTTGTGGAGGATTAATATGACTGAATCGAAGGAAAAGTTGTTCAATCTTGAACGTCAGCTTTTTGAGTTAGAAATGAAAGATCATTGGGATAATGCGGATTTTGATTTATCAAGAGAGTTAAGAGAAGAAATAAAAAATGTTAAGGAGGAAATGAAAAAATGCTAAGTAATGATAATTATTATAAATCGACAGGCTATATGTCAGCATCTTTATTAAAACAATTCATTAAGTGTGAACATACAGCATTGGCTATGTATAAAGGTGACTACTCTTTAACAAAAAATACAGCAATGTTAGTCGGTGGATTTGTAGATGCTTGGTGTGAAGGCACATTAAGTGAATACCAAAATAATAATCCTGAATTGTTTAATAAAAAGATAATTGAATTACCTGATACAGCTGAACGTGTTTCAAACATTAGACCTGAATTTGTTACAAAAAACGGAAAACTAAAAAGAGATAAAATTTCTCAAATAAAAAAAGAATTGCCTGAATTATTTGGTTGTGAACTTACTTTAAAAAGTGATTTTGTAAATGCTCAAGAAATCATAAATACAATTAGTAATAATGAACTGTTTATGGATTTCTTAACTGGCGAAAAACAAAAAATCGTAACTGGTGAAATTGAAGGAGTTCCTTTTAAGGGGAAACTTGATATTTACAATGGTGAAAGAATTGTAGATTTAAAAATAATGAGATCGTGTGAACGAGTTATGGGTAAGTCGTTAGTTGAACACTGGGGTTACGATATTCAGTTGGCAATTTATCAGGAACTTGTTTATCAGGAACTTGGCAAAAAATTGCCTTGCTATTTAGCAATTGCAACAAAAGAAGAACCAGCGGATTTAGCTATCGTTGAGGTTAACCAAATGAATTTAGATACTGCTATGGATCACATTAAGAATATATTACCTAGAATTAAACAAATTATTAACGGTGATGTAAAAGCAAGACATTGTAACCATTGCGAATACTGTCGAGAGACTAAAGAGTTGAAAATAATCGATAGCGATTTATTAGGTATGAGTGATGAAGATATATTTTATGTGACGGGAAAGGAAGTTTAGTATGGCAAACGCTTTGATTTACTGCCAATCAGGTGGCGGAAAGACTGTCAACGCTACTAGAGTTGATGGAAAAATGAATTTATTGATGTGCAGTGACAATAGTCAGGTGGTTTTAAATAATCCTGAATTCAAAAGGGATAACTTAGATATAAAAATTATTGCAACTTATGAAAATTTTATAACTGATTTTGAAACTGCTGTTAAAAGTGGAAAATACGAAAACATCATCTTAGATAATTTGAGTGATATTTTTGATTTAGGAATTTTGGAAATGGAAGCAAGTGGAAAATATAAGGATATTAGAAAGGCGTATTTGATTATCTACCATGCGCTTAAAAGACTTGCTCGAGCAAGTGGTCAAGTAGGATGTAATGTTATCTTCACTTGTTGGGAAACATTTGATGATGATGTTGTAATGCCTGATGGAACGATTGGGAAAAGAATCAAACCTAGATTACCTGAAAAAATTATCGATAGTGTTTTAGGTTTATGTAATGTAGTAGGCAGAGTAGAGAACAAAATTGGACAAGACGGTAAAGTTCATTATTACTACAACTATGTAGGTAGTGCAAAAATGTACGGGAAAGACCAGCTATTTAATAGAAAATATGGCAAACCCGAAAATATATTTAATGGAAAAGATAAAGGAGATATGTAATTATGGTAAATTGGAATTTTAACCCTAACGATGTAAAAGAAGTGAGTTTTGAACCAGCACCAGCTGGTGATACAAGAGTAAAAATTGTTTCTATGGAAGAAAAAAAATCATCATCAGGTAATGATATGTGGGAATTTATTTTCAAACCAAGCGGTGGATATTCAAATATTTATTGGTATTTAGTATTCGATCCAAAAAATTCTACAATGACAAATACTAATTTAAGTAGATTATGGGATAGTTTTGGTATGGCTGGTGTTCCTACAATCAATGTAACACCGCAATTCTTTGTTAATGCAATTGGTGCAGTTCGCATTAAACATGAAGTTTATAACAATGAAACAAGAGCAAAAGTTCATTACTTGATTGAACGAGAAAAACAAATCAATATACCTCAATGGCAAGAATCAAAGGCGGTTCAAAGTGTTACTAGTGGACCTGATATTTTTCAGGATGATGGTCCTCAATTTTAACAATGATTCAGCTTAGAGATTATCAAGAAACTGTTTATCAGGATACTATAAAAGCCATAAATAAAGGTTCTAAAGGTATCCTGATACAGTTACCTTGCCGTAGTGGTAAAAGTTATGTAATGGCTAAGTTCGTTGAAACTTGCAAAGGCAATAGTTTAATCCTAGCGCATAGAAACGAGCTCCTTAGTCAGCACAAAGAACTGATAGATAGTCTAGGGTTGTTAAATAAATGTAGATTAGCAAGTGTATTTACAGAAGTAAACCATCTAGGGGAACATGAAAAACCTATGGTTATTTTGATAGACGAATGTCACTTGAGTGAAGCAAGCAGTTATAAAAAAATAGCCGATTTTTATGGTTGTATAATAATTGGCTTTAGCGCAACACCTACTAGATTAAATGGAGATAAATTAACATTGTACGATACATTGATTAATGGTGTATCAGTTAAATATTTAATAAAACAAGGTGCTATAGCAGATTTTGAGTATTACGCTCCTGACATAGCATTGGATTTAACTGATATCGATACATTAGGTGGTGACTATAACGGTAAGCAGCTTAATGATCTTATGTTTAACAGTGCCATTTATGGTGATGTGATAGACAGTTATAAAAAATTAGGCGATGGCAGACAAGCGATTGCTTACTGTGCCGGTGTTAATCATTCTAAAAAAGTATGTGAGGAGTTTAACTCAGCTGGTATAAAAGCTGTACATATTGATGGTTCGATGAATAAAACTGAACGTAAAAAAATAATGGATTTATATCGTTCAGGTTATTATACAGTTCTATGCAATGCAAATATTATAAGTGAGGGTATTACACTGCCTAATGCATCTATAGGACTGCTACTAAGACCTACACAGAGTTTAGCATTATATATTCAGCAGAGTATGAGAGTTTTAACCCCTGATGGTAATGGAAAAAAAGCAGTTATTATTGACTGTGTTGGTAATTATCAAAGACATGGTCTTCCCGATGAGAATAGAGAATGGACTTTGGAGGGTGTTAAACGTAAACATAAAACAAATAATGATGATGGTAGTTTTACAATCAGAAACTGTCCTAACTGTTTCAGGATTTTTAAAACTGCAAATAAATGTCCTTACTGTGGACACGAGTTTGAGGTTAAGGGTCGTGAATTGCAGTGTATGGAAGAAGTTCGTTTACGAAAAATTAGCGAACAAGAAAAAATAGCTATAGCTGAACATAAGAGAAAACAAAGAATGGAAGTCGGAATGGCTAAAACAAAAGAAGATTTAATAAAAATAGCAAGAGAACGAGGGTATAAGCCCGGATGGATATTCGTTACTGCTAAAAGAAAAGGAATAAAATTATGAAAGATAAATTAAACATTTTAAAAACGGATGGTCGTTTATATGAAGTAGTGGAATTAATGAGCAAATTAGCAAAACAAAACGGGGACTATTATCGATTATATAAGAAAAACAATACATTGTTTTTTTATAACTTTAATGTAGGTATCTTGTATGAAGCTGACAACGATATTTTAGACAGTACCGTTATTGATTGTGTAGATGGTGAATACAAGATTTACAAGGGCATTAAAACTGGATATCTGCTTACGAAAGAAAGTGATTGCATCGGTAATTTAAACAGTCGAATTTTAAGCAAGGCAGTAAACGCGAAAGAATTATGTTACATAAATAAAAAAGACAGTTACATGATCCATGAGATTATGAATTCAGCTTTAATCACTGATGACGATTTAGATTTAATAACTCTATTTGATAACTCTATACTTAAACTAAGTGATGATGGTAATAACTTTTTGATTAAAAACTATTATGAACAGCAGTATCCATTTCTTAAAACTACGACTTATATTGTTCTGGGATTGGAGTGGAGTCCTGATGAATAAAATATGCAAGTGCTGTAAACACAATATAAAAAATAAGTGTACGATTAGTGGGTTGGAAATTCAACCTACTAAAAAGCGCTGCAATAAATTTAGTAAGAGATATGAGCAGGAAAGTTTATTTGATGCAATTGGAAATAGAGGTGATCCATACAATGAAAGATATTAATATTGTTGATGAGTTTTTAAACAGTTATTACCGTTCGCCTACAAAGAAAGAGTTTATTCTGTTGGGCGGAGATATAAAAACTGTTGAAAAAAAGTTCAAAAGCTATCGTAAATTTTTGGACTATTATGGTTATGATGCTCCAACAAGAACAAAGACACTACAAGTGTTAGACGATAGAAATAATATTGTTTATGAAGGAACAACTAGAGATATTGCGGAAAAGTACGGCGTATATTATACGACTGTGTTAAAAGCAGTCAATCACGGGTTACGGCTAAAATGCTGTTATTCGGTACGAAACAAGGAGTTAAAATTATGAAGTTAAAAATAAATGATAATTACATAATCACTTCAGACACACACTGCTATATATTAAATAAAATATTATTTAATAAAAAAACAAATGAAGAATATTTACAACCAATTGGTTTTTATAAATCACTTGATGATTTAATCCTAGGACTTATAAACCGAGAAATAAGAACGCACGATTTAGAGTGTGTTAATAAAATAATAAGCCATATATCCGCTATAAAGGATGAAATTCTATCAGAGGTAAGAAAGCATGAAAATCAATAGACGTATTTATGAAAATATGGTTGATGAAATTTATGATTCATTGCTTGGTAAGGAGGGTGAATATATTATCTATGTTTCACGTGCTATGTATTCATATATTAAAATGATTCAATCTTACAAAATGATAGCAAATAACTATGTGCCTAGAATTCTGGGATTCCCACTATTACTTAAAGAAGAATTGAATGGCAATGAATATGAGGCGGTTAAATTGGAGGTAACTGATGAATCCTGAAACAGTTATACAAAATAAGATTGAAGTTTCTATGTCTCGATTAGGTGCTATTCCTTACAGAATGCAAGTAGGAAATTTTTACACAAACAATATGACACCTATAAAAATAGGCATAGTAGGAACTCCTGATTTAATGATTATATGCCCCAATGGGATGACATTATGGTATGAAATTAAAACTAAGACTGGTAAAACTCGAAATGCTCAGGATAAATTCCACGAGGAGTTACGCAAGTTAGGACATCTTGTGTTTGTAGTTAGATCAGTCGAGCAAGCTGTACAAATTTATAATACATATGTCGGGAAAAATTAATCGTATTGAAGAAAGAAAATGTCCTATATGCGGTAAGACATACGTAAGCATCTACATGAAAGAATGGGCTTATAGAAGGGGCAATTATACATTCTGTAGCTACAGCTGTATGTCTAACTATCTTAATAATAAAAGGCATTGGAACAATAAATTTAAAGAAGGTAAAAATAATGCTAAAGATAGAAAAGATTAAAGAAGAAATTAAAAATTTTGATACAGATGTTACTGCTGATGAGATTCTCTCTTGCTGGTTACATCGAATTACGACAAATTCCAGTGTTAACAAACACAATTGCAGTGGATTAGTATGTTCAGAATGTTTAAGGCTATCATTGTTAAACTTATTAGAAGAATATAAAAAACCGATTAAACTTACTCGATTTGAGTATAAATATTTAAAAGTTGCTAAAGAGAATGGATACAATTTTATTGCAAAAGATGGAGATGGCAGATTGTTTTTGTATAAAAATAAACCTTTCAAGTCGTTGGATGAATGGATTGTTGCTAGCAAAGATTGTTGTAGGATTTTAGATAGTTTATTTAAATTTGTTAAATGGGAAGATGAAGATCCATGGAATATTGATAATATTCTAGCTAATTGTGAGGTGATTGAAAATGAATAGAAAAGAATACAAAGAAAGAATAGCAAGACTAGAAAAAGAATTAGATGAATTAAAGGAAGTGGAAATTGAAGACGATGAGTTTCCAAGACTTGGAGAGCAATATTGTTTTGTTGATACAGATGGGTATGTTGTTTATGCTCATTGGGACGATAACACAATTGATAATTACCGCAAAGATTTTTTAAGAATTTTTAAAACCAAAAAAGAATGTAAACGTTATTTAGAAATTCAAAAAGCATTTAAAGATGAATCTAAAAACTTTGAACCAAATTGGAAAGATGGCAATCAAACTAAATATTGCCTTTATTACGACTATGACGAAAATAGTTTGAAGATTAGTGGTTGGAGTACACGTAGGCAAGCGATTTTATATTTCGAAAGTAGAGAAGTATTAGAAGAATTAATATCACGTTTTGGAAAAGAAGATATTAAAAAATATTATTTTGGAATAGAGGAATAAAAGATGACAAATAAGAAAGTTAATCCAGTGGACATATTAATTAGTCCGCTTGGAATGGAAAATTTATTAGTTATTGATCAATTTAATGATGAGGTAATTAAAAATAATGAATTACTTTTGGATAAACCGTATTTTTCTTTAGAAGAGGTGTTAGACGGTTTAAATAAAGACAGACATTATTTAATTATTGTCGAGGGTCCGTTACACGGTGAAATTTATCGATATAACAATTATGGTGGACAAGAAGTGTATTTGATTGGAAAAACGTGCGGGTACGCATGAAAGGAGGATTAAATAATGCCTAAATATAGAAAGAAACCCGTAGTTGTAGAAGCAGTTCGGTGGACGGGAAGTAATTTAGAAGAAATACGTAATTTTGTTGGTGGTGATTTAATCGAAGAATGTGTGGAACTTTTTGATATAAAGAGGACGTTAAAGGAAATGCTAGTTGATATTGCAATCGACACGCTAGAAGGAACAATGAGAGTTGATTATGGCGATTATATCATCAAAGGTGTACAAGGAGAATTTTACCCTTGTAAGCCCGATATTTTCCATGAAACGTATGAGAACTTGATAGACAAAAATGGAGAATATGAGGTAAAAGATGAAGAAATTAGCAAATTGCTAACTCCACAAAAACCAAAAACTGTCTGGGATTTAAAAGATGGTGATAAATGTTTTAAAGTACACTGTAATGGCGCAATAGAAGCGCGTAATTGGAATAAAAACGATGACAACTTAAACAAATGTAGAGAATTAGGTTTTATTTTCTTAACCAAAGAAGAAGCCGAATTTGAAGTTGAGCGAAGAAAGTGCGAAGTAATTATGCTTAAACATGGAACTCGTGATACCGTACCAGAGAATCTTGAACACGTATATAAGTGGACCATCGGTATCGATAACAAAAACAAGGCAACACACAGTAATTTTATATGGAGAGTCGTTTCTAGTGGGACAATCTGGTTTGCCACAAAAGAACTTGTACACAAGACAATAGAAGAAATAGGCGAAGATAGATTAAAAAAATATGTCCTCAAGGTTTAGGAGGTAATGGAAGATGGGAATTTGGATTAGAAGTCAAGATCAATGTCAATTGGCTATATTTATGGATATTTATATAGAAGATAGTTACAATGGTGACTTTGAAATATATGGGTGTACTTGTAGCGATGAGTCAAATATGTTAGGTAAATATGATAATAAAGAAAAAGCAGTCAAAGTATTGGATATGATACAAGAACATATTGAAAGTAACAAAAGTGAATTTTGGAATCGCAACTATGGCGAAGAATGGGGAGGAAGCATTGTGACACATAGCAATGATGTATTTCAAATGCCACGAGATATTATAATCGACGACGAGGTTTAAATAATGAGATTTTTAACAATGTTAGCAACAAAATGTAAAGTGTGTAAAAAACGAAGCATTTGTAATTATAAAAGAATGGTAGCTTGTGCATTAGCTGAATTACCACTACAACATCATGCGGATTATGCTATGGGTATGAAAGCTGATTGTGTTGCTCCAATGATTAGAAAAAGAGATTTAAGAGATATTTATATCAGTGAAAATGTAAAAGTAACTATTGATCTTGAAGATGTTAAAAAGGAAATTGCAAACCAATTTTATAACCCGTTAAGAGTTGGAAATATAAAATAATGAGGTGGAAGTATGAGTAAATATCAAGAAGCAAAAGACAATATAGTTAATACACTTGCTAGACAAATTGATTATAAAACATATAAAAATTTATATAGTGAAGATTTTGATACTCTACAAGAATTAGTTGATAAAGCAACGCCTAAAAATCCAATTTTAAGTAAAGCATGGAAGGTGAAAATGACCGCTAAAGAAATGTTCGAGGAATTAGGGTTTTATATAACAATATACAACGATGGTGAAATAATAATATGGACGAACAGAGATATTGATTGCAAGATTTCGTTTTATGAACACGATAAAGAATACGGTGTCTTTGGATGTTGTTATATTAATTTAGAAATACATAATGCAATAACAACGCAATTAAAAGAACTGGGGTGGATTTGATGGAAAATGAACAAGATTGGAAGTTCGATAAAAAGAAAGCTAGTACAGCGTTGCAAGAATTGTCTTGTCATGTCAATCCCTTTAGAGATGAAAATGTAGCAGAGTTAGTTAGAGTTATTACTTATTGTATGGATTTAGAAAAAGCGCTGGAAAGAGTGGTGTAAGGAAAATGCTTAGTAAAGAAGAGCAATTAAAATTAGAAACAGAGTTAATTCTTTTATTAGATGAATTATGTTCTGATTGTATGTTGTATAGAGGTGTTAAGGAAAAATATGTAATAGCAAGTACGCTATTTAGAGGTAAGTTTGCGTTAGGACGTATCGTTGATTGCAACCATATTCATAAAGCAATTGAGGAGAGCGGAAAGCAATGTTTATCACCTGGAGAAGTATTTAAAATATTTGTAAATAAGGAATGGATTGATAATGATGAGTAAAGAAGAGTGTTTAAAAGCATTATGTAGAATACAATGTGGGGCGAAATCTAACGAAGATTGTGAAGCGTGTGAATGTTTTGATGATAAAATCGATTCTTGGAAATGTGTAGAGAACACCAAGGAAAGCATTTTAATAAGAGAAGTTATCGAAGAACATTTTGAACTTTTAAATGGGATAGAAAGAATTATTAACAAAGCGAAAGAATTAAGTGATTCAAATGATGAACTAAGAGGACAATTATATTTTCCTGAGCCTTACAAATTTGAAGAGTTAAAGCCTAATATGTGGGTTTGGGATAATGTAGCAAAAGAATGTTTATACGTTGTTAGACCTTTTGTAGGTTCGTTCACTGGGGTTAAGTATTTTAGTTATTTAAGAATTTATAAGAATTTAGAAGAAATAAAAAAATTAGATATTAAATTTGAAGAAAACCGTTTCTTTCCAGTGCAATGTGCTAATTATTTAGGAGGAATATAATGAATAAATTTAAAGAACAATTTGAGTATATAAGAAAACAACAAACTATTTTAGATACACGTATTTTAAATGGTAATGAATATCCTGAAAATAAAATGAGTATAGCTCTATTCGTTGAGCTAGGCGAGCTGATGAATGAACTTCCAACATATTTTAAACACTGGAAGAAATCGGCTGTAGACAATAAAGAAAAGGCTTTAGAGGAATATGTTGACTGTCTGCACTTTGCAGTAAGCTTACTTAATTATAACGAAATTGATATTAATTTCACGTATAATGATTGTTTTCCTGATAGTAATCCATACAGTCGTGACAATATATTCACAGAGTTAATAACGATTGCATCAATGTCGGGGTTTGATTATTCGATTAAAAAATTGTTTGCTTTAGGACATCGTTTTGGTTTTACATGGGATGAGATTTACGAAATGTATTTAAAGAAAAATAAAATAAATCATGAAAGACAAAATGGAGGATATTAGAATGGTTACATTTATCACAACTGTTTTAGCAGTTATCATTACTTTATTGATTAAGTTTGGTCTACTGGCACTGATTGTATGGGGGATATGTATGTGTTTTGGATTATCATTTAATATATTATGGGTTTTAGGCATCTTTTTAGTGATTTGCGCTATTAAAATATTATTTTCTTAGGAGGAAAGATAAAAATGTATATATTTGTTTTACTAACAATAATTCTTTTAACGATAATCATTTGTGAGACAGTTGAAAAAATTTATATTTACAGAATGTATAAAAATTTATCCCCTGAGCAGATAGAGGCTTTTGTACGTAATGCCAAACGATAACAATGAATTTAAAGTGACCCTTGAGGCTATCAAAAACGCTACGTCATGCGTTGCGATAGCTTCTTCTGTTTGTGGACTTCCTATTAAAAATTCGGGGGATAGGTGTCCTAGTTTCTTACACAGCGGGTCGAACCCTAATTCAGTCGTCATCAACAATGATTACTGGTATTCATTTTCAGATGCTCAGGGCGGTGATGTCATTGACCTGTTGGCGCTGCACACATATGATGCTGATAGAGGTCAGGCGATAAAATTTCTTAGTGAATATACCGGCATACCATTACCTAATAGCGAGTATTCCGAAAAATGGAAAGATTACACACAAAATCTATGTAATAAAGTCGAAGCATGGCATAAAAATTTAACCGATGAACACCGTAAATATTTACATAATCGCAAAATCAACGATGAAACCATAAATAAATTAAAAATCGGATTTAATTTCGATGAAAATCGATTAATAATTCCTATGTGGAAGAACGGATATATATGTTATTACTGCGGTAGAACGATGGGTGAGGTAACAAAAACCAATCCCAAGTATAAAAAACCGTATTTAGACGGATTCAATGAAAATGATATTTTTGGATTAGATACACTAAACCGTGATAAATCGGTACTCGTTTTAGCCGAGGGAGCGTTTGATTATTTATCGTTCTATCAGGAAAACTACGCTGTATTAAGTATGGCGGGGGGAACTTTTTCAAAAAAACAAACAAAACATATATTACAGATAGCTAAAAATTTTGACAAAGTCCTATTGACGTTCGACAACGATAAATCAGGCGGACAGTTTACAGTTTCAATGGCTAAAAAATTATTCAGCTATCACATACCGTTCATTGTATCAACACCCCCATCTAAATATAAGGATATTTCAGACTACTATCAGGATGGTGGGAATTTAGCTGCTTTAATCAACGATGCAGAGCAAGGTATTAAATCGCTTGCTAAAATGTTTAAAAATAAGGAAGATTTTGAAAACTTTATAATTAATAATCGGCGTTATATAAAACGTACAGATATTATTGATATTTTTGATGTTATAATCAGGGATCAAATTTTCCCTGATGCGTCAAAAGAGTGGATCAAGGAGGTAAAATCTATGTCATTAAAACCATCAACAGACGATGAAATAGCAAAGGTCGTCATGAAAAAACATAAATTTATACATAATCCATCATTGGGGATAATGGAATACAACGGGCGATACTGGCAGTCAATAACTGATGAACAGTGTCGTAAATATATCGGTCAGGAATACAGTTCAGTACGTACATTATCTAAATTAAACTCAGTTTTAGGGTTAATCAAGGCAGATACAGTTACGGATAAAATTCCTAACGAGAAACCGCTTATCAATTTCGTTAATGGTACATTTGAAATCGAAACTGGAAATTTACGTGAGCATAACGAAAATGATTTTTTATCATATGAACTGCCTTATCCGTACAATCCAAATGCTCATTCAAGTGACTGGGATAAATTCATCAATTCAATTTTCGATGATCCTAAGAAGATTCAACTGCTTCAGGAATATTCGGGGTACGCTTTATATTCAACAAACATATTACAGTCAGCACTTTACTTAGTAGGGAATGGAGCTAATGGTAAATCAGTATATCTAAACACAATACAGCGTGTATTTGGCGGTGCTTCGAATGTATCTAATGTAGAGCTTACAGCGTTCAATGATAAATTTCAGCTCATCTACCTGATGGGTAAGTTGATAAATGTTTCTAACGAAACTAAGACAGATTCCAAGGGGGCGGAAACCAATTTCAAATCGGTTGTTGCCGGAGATCCGATTCAGGCTTGCTACAAAGGCAAGGACTTTATCCAGTTCAAGCCTCGGTGCAAATTATTCTTTGGATGTAACGAACTGCCAAAATCCCGCGATCTAACTGATGGATTTACGCGAAGAATGCTTATTTTAAAGTTTCCATTTAAATTTACAGACAACCCGGTAAATGAAAATGAACGTAGCGCAGATAGAAACATCGAAGCTAAATTACAAACACCTGAAAATCTGTCAGGTATATTCAACTGGGTATATGAGGGATATAAAAAACTAAAACATAATGGTAAGTTTACGATTCCCAATGATCAGAAGGAACAGATGGAAGAATACAAGGAGACAGCAAATCCGATTGTACTGTTTGTTAAGGAATTTGACTGGACCATATTAAAACACTACAGTGACAAACCACCGGTATTTGAAACAGTAAATGAAATGACTAATCAGGAATTATATGATTTATATAGCGCATGGTCAGTTAGAAACGGCTATGTTTACAAAAATAATTTACAGTCGTTTAAAAGAGAGTTTTCAAAGTGCGCTAAGGATTATAGAAATGATATAGAAAACTATTGCAGAAATGGAGTACGCGGGATTAAAAAACTAGCGTACTAAATACACTTTAACCGTACTATCTAGCGTACTAAAAAAATATTTTCATAAATTTTAGTACACTAGAATATAAAAAAGTACGCTTAAAGTACACTTGGAAAAATATTAGCGTACTGAGTGAAACTATTGGTATATATAGACTTTTTATATATTAGTACACTTAGTACACTAATATATACTGTTATTAAAAAATATATATAAAACATTAAAAATACATATAATTACATATATATAACAACGACCCCACCCCCTAGCGTACTAAGCGTACTTTACTAATTTTAAGGAGGAAAATATGTTTATAAGAATCGATGAAAATAATGCTAAACTATTAAATTTATTAGGATGTGATAATAATGACTAGAAAACATAAACCAAGAACTAAAGAAGCATTATTAGACAAAGCTGAATCTTTAAATATCGATGTAGACCCTGATAAACTCTATACATTAAATGATATTGCTAGAACTAAGGCAAAAATAAACGGTACTACGTCACCGATTAATCAAAATGAAACCCGTGGCGGCGAACGTTCTAATACGCCATCACTTTCCAGTATCAGTGATCCGATAAATGCTAAACTTTTAGAACACGCATTCAAATACTGGAATGTACCAATGGCTAAGAATGATGAAGAAATAGCACAACGTATTGAATTTTATTTTAACGACTGCTACAAAAATCAATTAAAACCAACTCTGGAAGGGTGTGCACTTGCAATCGGTACAACTACTCAAACATTGTATAATTGGAGTGAAAAAGATAGTAAATCGGAGTTTGATAGGTTTGACTTAGCAAAAAGAATTCGTCAATTATTATCTGATTTTGACGCCAATTTATTAATAAACGGTAAGATGAACCCAGTAGCGTATATTTTCAGAGCAAAAAACTACTACGGCATGAAAGATCAGACCGAAAGTATCGTTAAACATGAAAATAACCTAGGTGAAACTAAAACAGCCGATGAACTTTTAGAGATAATTGAAGCTGATGTAATAGAAACGGATTAATTTCCGTTTTTTTGTACCCAAAATTTGACAGAAACGCATTAATAGGGAATTTCAGCTTGGTATTTATTTAGTGTGTGACTAAAACGGTTGCTAAATTCGCGTTTTTATTATTTTTTTGTTACTGTAGGGGCTGTTTTATGCACAAAGGCATAAAATATAGTAAGAATATTAAACAACTCATATAGTGGCTAGGAATGATTTATATAAGTATATAAAGGTGTGTGTATTTGGCTGAATAACTATAATTTAGCGTATAAGCGTTGTTTGTGATAAATGGTTATATTTGTAGGGTAAATAAAAAACGCCGCTTATACGACGTATTTTTTAGTTGTTTTATTTAGCTAATAAAAAAAGGCACTGTTTAGTGCCTTCTATTAGAACATAATGCAAATACTTTTATAAATGTTATAGGCGCTAGAAATACTATATTGAATATGATATTAAACATCACTTTAATTAACCAAAGCATTAAGCCACCTCCTTGCATAGATCAACGAATTGTCTAAGACGGTCGATATCCAATTGTTCTGTTAATTCTTCAATGATAGATTGTTTTAAATCGTTATCTATAAACATTATTTCGTCGCATTCTAATTCAAATAAATCATCTATAAGAGATTGTAGCGGGTTTAAATCATCATGGTATCTGGATGAATAATCTTCGTCCAATCCTACTAAAACCGCTAAATCTCTATCAGGTATATCAATTACTATATAATCACTGTTATTCATACCACTAAATCTTAATAGTTCAGTCATTTAAATTACCTCCGTGTCTAAACATGCAAATGTAATGGCATCATATATAAATTCCCATTCGTCAAATGTTATTAACTCCATATCTAGCAGCAAATTACTTTGACTGTTTAACGCGATTGCAACACGTTTAACCATTTTGTGGTCACGATCACCTTTGAATTTTAACAAGACCCTAAAACCTAAGTCTATATTATCAAATGCTTTTCTTTTTAATTCTTCCATCTTAATTTACCTTATACGCTATATTTAGCGCCCTTTCTAAATTTATTATATGTAATCTATAAGCAATTCTAATTATGTATAGTTTCATATATACGCTCCTTTATATATTTAATTGTTTATGGTATACTATGTATGTAAGGGCTATATAAGCCCCTACATATTAGCGTTTGAAGTAAGCTATCAGGTTTCTACCTTCGTAAGGTTTAAGCCCTTGAGTGTTGCACCACTCTTTATATAGCTCTACTTCTTTTTTTATTGTCATTGTTTATCACCTCCTTGCTTTTTAAAATACTTACGGGTAAGTAATTAACTTACCACACTATTATTATACGTACAAACGAGTATTTTATCAACGATTAAAACGTATGTATAAGTACAATTAAAATGTGCAATAAAAACCACTTTTATGCACCCCTAGGGGTGTTTTTTAGTGTATATATAGTATATCTGATGTCCTTTTCCACCCGAAAAATAAAAAAGACTTATAAATAAGTATTGAAAATGAACGCATAAATAAGTATAATGTATTTGAGGTGATAAAATGAAAACAAAACAAGCAATAAAAAAGATTCTTAAACAAGAACATATGACACAAAAAGTATTGAGTGAAAAGGTGGGTTATGCTAGACCAAGTAGTTTGAATACTGTATTGATTTCAAATAACCCCCAAATAGAAACGTTAGTTAAAATTATGGATACGTTGGGATATGAAATTATTTTAAGACCTAAAAATGGAAGTGATAAAGTAGCAAGATCAGTAATATTAAACAATGAGGAGGAATAGATATGATTTACGGTTATGCTCGTGTATCAACTAAAGAGCAAAAATTGGATAGACAAATTGATAGTCTAACCAAGTATGTTGATGTTAAAAATATCTATAGTGATAAACTAAGCGGAAAAAATACCAATAGAGAAAATTATCAAAAACTAAAAGAAGTAGTAGCAGCTGGTGATGTAATCTATATTCATGCACTGGATAGACTTTCTAGAAATAAGAGAGATACAATAAGAGAATTCAATTATTTCAAAGAAAAAGGTGTCATTTTAAGAATTTTAAATATGCCTACGACACTAATTGAACTAGACGGGCAACAATGGGTTATTGAAATGATTAATAATATAATACTGGAGGTTTTGAGTTCTGTAGCTGAACAGGAAAGAATCACAACATTAGAGAGACAAAGAGAGGGGATTGAATCGGCTAAAAAGCGTGGTGTTAAGTTTGGTAGACCTGATGTAAAGATGAAAGTTGACGAAGTAATTAAAATGGTTAATAATGGTAGTAAGGTAACCGAAGCATGTAGAGAAGTCGGTATTGGTAAGCGTACGTATTATAATTATGTCAGGGGTTGATAATATTAAGAAATTAATCTCATATTATAAATTGAAAAACACCAATCAATATTTTATAATTAGAGTAGAATAATTAGGGGAGAGATAAAATGAAAAGAATAATTAAAGGTATATTGATATTGCTATTGTGCTTTGGTTTTGTAGGATGTAGTGGTAGTGAGAAGAAAAACGAAGAAGATATTTTATATAATAAAGTGATTAAAAAAATTGATGAAATGGATTATAGTATTGATTTTATTGATGATTCTACTTTAATTATTTGTGACAGTTCCAGTGAGTCAACGTTTTATTGGAAAAATGGGATAAAAGTAATTTATTTGAATGAACCAGCTACATATCTTGAGGATTCGTATGTAGCAAATATCAGATTTTATGATGATAGTTATTATGATGATTTAAGCATAGAAGATTATGATCTGGATAACGAAAACATGTTGACAATATACAATCCAGTTGAAGATTATAGCAAAGGTGAAAAAAATCCTAAATTTTACAAAGATATTCCAATGTATGATTCGTTTACTGATTTTATAAAAAAAATAGGTATAAAAAACGAACAAGAATTAATTAATTTTTTGGATATGTTCTATTTAAAAAAAACATAACTCAATAAAAAGCCCCTTACTCATTAGAGTTTGGGGCTTTTATTAAGAACTTTGCCATCTATTCGCAATTCCGAAGCTTTTTCATTATATAATTCCAAAGAAACCGCAATCTCTTTGTTTAATATTTTAGTATCAACAATGTCTCCTGCCTCGTGTAAATAACTACGAATTCTATTACCGTCTTCATCCACAACGCCATTTTTATAATTTGAAAATGGAATGAGAAGTTTTTTTGTAATTATCAACATTAATTTTTGAAAATCTAAGTCAGTAATTTTGCCTTTGTCATGCATCAGACGGATTTCGTCAATTCTTAATTTATTCCATTCCTCATATAACGTTTCGTATGTTTCGGTCTCCTTACTTTTATACTTGTTCTTAATGCTTTTTACGTATTCTAAACATTTTAATCGTCCTTCAGTTGTTAATCCTGTGCATATATGAACTATTTCACTCAATAATCCATCAGCTGTATCAACAAGACCAAGGTCAGAGTATTCCTCAAGTTCACCATCTGTCCATTGTGGAGCAGTGCCATTTAATCCTAATAAATATTGTGGTGGTATTCCTAAAGACTCTGCTATTGGATAAAGTATATCCATTTTTATTGTTTCGTTGTCTCTTTTGGTTATTCCATATAAGGTATTTATAGATACCCCTGACATTAAAGAAAGTTCTTTTATGGTAACTTCTTTTTCATCAAGTATCTTTTTTAAACGTGTTCCGACACCCATTATTATCATCCTTTCATAATATAATTTAACCACATTATTAACGAAAAGTACATATGTACTAAAAAAAATATTGACATTAGTACGTATGTACTATAAAATTAAAAATATAAATTAATACAAATGTACTAAAATGTGGAGGTGAGAAATATAACTAAAAGAACAACTACTGTAAAATCAGATGAAGATTTAGTTTTAAAAGCTAAGATATTTTGCTTAAAAACGAAGACTAATTTTAGCAGATACGTAGAGGATTTAATTAAAAAAAAGATTTAGAAAAGAAAGGAAAATAGAAAATGAATAGTTTAAAGATTATCGAATTAAATGGTCAACGGACAGTTGACAGCAGAGAAGTAGCAGAAATGATTGAAGTTACACATGCTAATTTATTGAAAAAGATTAGAGTTTATGAAGATATTTTACTCAAGTCAAAATTGACTTCAGTGGATTTCTTTATACCAAGTGAGTATCAGGACACTACTGGACGTACTTTAAAATGTTACCTATTAACTAAAATGGGATGTGAAATGGTAGCAAATAAGCTAACTGGTGAAAAGGGAGTTGTATTTACTGCTAAATATGTTGAAGCATTTAATACTATGGAATCAAATCAGTTGCAGTTACAGAATTTATCACCTGAGCTTCAATTCATGATTCAGTCTGAAATCAAATTGAAAGAGCATGACAGAAGATTAGATCAGCTTGAAGGTGATTTACCAATAACACCATCTGAGTGCAATTTAATTAGCAGAGAAGTGAAGTCGAGAATTAAGAAAGTTATTAGCGAAAACAATTTAATTGTAAACAATAAGCAAAGAAGAAAATTATTTAATGAAATCAAACATGATGCAACTATCATCGCTGGAGTAACACAATATAATTATATTTTAAAGAAAGATCTTGATAAGGTTATAGCTTATATTAATAACTGGTATCCTAGTGGAGCTACTTTAGCTGTCATCATGGGATATGAGCAACAATCATTATTTAAAAATGAACATAAAAAAAGACATTCAACAACCAACCAAGATTAGTTTGAATGTCACCATCAGGCACTTATATTATAATACATAAAAGGTAAATTGTCTACCTTTTAACAAGTGCCTCTAAGATTAAATGGAGGAACAAGAAAATGGAATCAAAATTAATTGATATTATTAAAAAAGCTAAGAAAGTATTTAAAACAGATAGTAGTCTTATGGTGGATGAAATACTAATTTTAAATAGGAAATCGAAAAGTAATACAGAGTTGGTGTCTAGTGCTTATGCACTAGGATACATACGAGGTGTTGAAAGTAATAAAAAAAAGGTATAAAATTAAAGTATCCTAAAGATATCGAAAAAACTCCCAAACAAAAAAACAGACTGCAAGGGAGAGTGGTTTGGTTTGCATAGCGAATTAATGCAGTCACATATTAGAGCCATGAGCCGATGTATATTTTATACGTCGGTTTTTTATATATAAACTGGAGGAAATGTTATGAAACTAAATATATTGGGAACAAAGTATGATTTAAAATATATCGATAACCCTGATGAAGACATGCAAAATAACGATGCGGATGGGTATACAGATAGCATAAATAAAAAAATAGTTATTCTTAGTAAAACACCTAACGATATAGAAAGCATACTTAGGCATGAAATTATTCATGCATATTTAATCGAAAGTGGTATTGGATATGGCTATGCATTTCATAATGAGGACATGGTAGAATGGCTAGCGATGCAATTTCCTAAAATAGAAAAAACGATTAATAATATATAATAAAATTAAGAGCCCTGAGCCGTAATGGAAAGGGGTTTTTATATTGTATGTAGATAAAATATCAAATGCATTAAAGAAAAAAGGAAGTTCTTTTGAAATAGTAAACAGCTGTTTCGAGTTATGCAGATTAGAGACAAGTGAACTAAGCATAAGAAAAGGAAGTGAACTGGTTAAGAGAGCAGTAATTAAAAATGTTAAACAAGGTGAAGAATGGTATGATCTGTATCGAAAAGTTTTATTGTTTCGTGCACCTTACTGTTTTGAAGATTATTTAATTTATCTAGAAATTGATAGACCACCAGAGGAACGATTCTATCAACCGCGGAGGAAAGTATTAAAAGTTGTAGTTGAAGAACTTCAGGCGTTAGCTGATGATGAGCTGGATGAATTATTTGTAAGTATGCCACCACGTGTTGGGAAAACAACTATATTAATGTTGTTTATTACGTGGATCATGGGGCGAGATGGTGAGGCAAGCAATTTATATAGTGCGTTCTCAGCTATAATTACAAGTGCTATGTATACTGGTGTGTTGGAGGTAGTGACAGACAGCTATACATATAACTGGAAAAAAGTATTTAATAATTCAGGTATTGCTAATACTGATGCTAAAAAGGAAACCATAGATATTGATAGAAAGAAACGTTATCCAACATTAACGTGTCGTTCGTTGTATGGAACATTGAACGGAGCATGTGACTGTTCTGGGTATTTAATTAGTGATGACTTAATCGGTGGTATTGAAGAAGCGTTAAACAAAGACCGTTTAATGAATGCATGGTCAAAGGTAACGAACAATTTAATACCTCGTACAAAACAGTCTGCAAAGAAAATATGGATTGGTACACGCTGGAGTTTAATTGATCCGGCTGGTTTAAGGATGGACTTCTTGCAGAATAATGAAGAAGGTAAAAAGGTAAGGTTTAAAATAATTAATCTACCAGCGCTTAATGAAAACGACGAATCTAATTTTGATTATGATTATAATGTTGGATTTAATACAGACTACTACAAACAGTTAAGAGCACAGTTTGAAAGAAATAATGATATGGCATCATGGCAAGCTCAATACATGGGAGAGCCTATTGAGCGTGATGGAGCACTATTTACACCTGATACAATGAATTTCTATAACGGGGTAATAGCTGATGAACCAGTAAGAAATTATATGACGGTCGATGTTGCGTGGGGTGGTGGTGATTATGTTTCAGCACCAGTATGCGTAGAAACTGAAAACGGAGATTTCATACCTGATGTAGTATTTAATAATGGTGATAAAACTATAACAAGACCATTAATTGTAGACTGTATTATCAAAAATAATGTTAAGTATGTTCAGTTTGAAGCTAATAATGGCGGAAGCGAATATGCCGAATGGATAGAAAGAGAATTAAAACAGAGAGACTATAAATGTACGATAACAAGTAAATCAGCACCAACTAATAAGCGAAAAGAAGCGCGTATATTTGAACGTGCACCTGAAATTAGAGAGTTTTACTATTTAGATAACGGGCGCAGACATAAAGAATATCAATTGTTTATGAATAATCTATATGCTTTTAAAATTGTAGGAAAAAATAAAAATGATGATGCACCAGACAGTATGGCGATGCTTTCAGAAGTAAGAGGAAGAGGAAAATACACTTCTGTAACAACCTTCAGTAGAAAAGATTTAGGAATATAATTTTTTTTCTTGACAAGGTTAAAATCTGTACGTAGCCTTAAAGTAGGAAGTGGGGTAATTAAAATTGAAAAAAGAAATATATTGCCCCGTTTGTGCAAAAAGGGGTAAAAAGAAACTTCTAGGAGCTGTAGAAGAAGGTTCAAAAGGAACAGTGTATCTATGGTGTAAGGAAGATAAAAAACCAATAAAGATTGAATTAAGTAAAATTAAATAAAAATAGAGCCATGAGCCGATGTATTACGTAAAAAACGTAATAGTCGGCTCTTTTTATTTACAGTTAGGGGGTGTGTTATGAGTAGTACGACAGGTGAATTAGCAATAGAACAGTTTAAAGGCAGAAAAATGATTACTACGGATGTTGTGGAAATCACCAAAGACAACATACATGATGTGTTGGGTAAGGCAATGTCTATTCATATAAGAAACCGTAGTCAAATAAGACGGCTGTTTGAGTATGAAAAGGGAAATCAAAATATTCTTTATCGTCAAAAGGATGTAAGACCTGAAATAAATAATAAAATTGTTGAAAATCATGCGCACGAGATCGTCAACTTTAAAGTCGGATATGTTTTCGGACAACCGATAAGCTATGTTCAGCGTGCTAATAAAGATTTATCTAATACCGAATCAAGTGGAGACAATGTAGTAGATGCATTAAATGAAATGATGTTCGAGGAAGGTAAATATTACAAAGATCAGGAGCTGGCAAGAACGTTTTCAATTTGTGGTGTTGGTTATCGAATGGTTACACCATACAAAGTAAAAAAAGGAGTTAGTGATTTTCGGATTACTAATCTGGATCCGCGTTTTACATTCGTTGTTTATAGTGCTGATGTTTTTCATGAACCAATGATGGGTGTTACATACTGGATTGATGAAGATAATATGATTCACTGCACAATTTACACTGAAAATTTTGTTTATAAAACAACGGGGAAATATGGAAATGTGTTCACCCCTGATGGAAAACTTGAAGAATCGATAAATGGAATAGGAGCAATTCCAATTATCGAATACAAAAACGATGATTCAAGGATGGGATGTTTTGAAAGAGTTCTTGGACTGCTTGAAGCAATAAACTTATGTACTTCTGATCGTCTTAACGGATTAGCACAGTTTGTACAGTCATTGCTATGGTTTAACGATATCGGTATTGATAATGAACAGTTTAAGTTACTTAGAGAAGAAGGTGGTATTTCTACGAAATCACTAAGCGATGGAAAAACACCAATATTGCAGTATATAAAAACAGAGCTGAATCAAACAGAGGTCCAGACACTAGCTGACTATTTATATATGCAAGTGTTACAGATTACCGGTACACCGGCTAGAGGGCAGTCAAGTGGCGGTAACACTGGTGTTGCTTTAATGTTAGGCGAATCAGGGTGGCAGTTAGCTGAAGAAAACGCGCAAAGTGCAGAAACGTTATTTGGCAACAGTGAACGTCAAATGATGCTAGTAATCAAAAATATTATTGAACGCTCTAAAGATAATGATATCAGCGAGTTATGTATCGCTGATATAGATATTAAGTTTAATCGGAATAAGATTAGTAATTTATTAAACAAGACGCAAGCACTTATGAATTTACAGACTGCTGGAATAAATATGCGCCACGCAATTAAAACTGTTGATTTATTTCCTGATCCGCAGCAGGTATACAAAGACAGTGAAAAACAGTTGGAGAAGAACGTTAAGGAGCAAACGACGGAGAAGGTCGAAAACGAGCAAAGGTTAGAGAAAAACGTTAAAGAGCAAGGAGATTAAATTATGGATTTAAAAAAGCATTTAGGCAAAAAATACAAAGATAACATGACTTTTGAAGAAATTCAGGAAGCATTAGCGGATTTACCTGAACCTGATTCAGTTGTAGATAAAGAAGAATACGACAAAATGAAAAAGCTGAAGGATGAAGCAAGCAAAGAAGCGAGTTCTTGGAAGAAGAAATATAATTCTACGCTAAGTGAAAAAGAGCAGTTAGAGATTGCTCAAAATGAGGCGAATGAAGAATTACAGAATAACTATGATGCATTGTTAAGAAAAACAACTATTGCCGAAAGGAAAGCTGAATTAGTTGAATTAGGTTACGATACTAAGCTGGCTCAGGAAACAGCTGAAGCAATGGTTGATGGAGATTTCACAAAAGTTATTGCTAATCAAAGTAAATTTGCCGAATCAGTTAAAAAGAACACAACTGATGAATTATTAAAGAACACAAAAACACCTGAAGGTGGAGGCAGTGAGGAAGGTATGACAAAAGAGCAGTTTAATAAGTTATCGATTTCAGAAAAACAAAACCTATTCAACACTGATCCTGACACCTTCAAACAATTTGCAAATGGAGGAGAATAAAATATGTCAGAATTAAATCACACACATCAAAAATACGATAATTTCGTATTAGCGGTTGAATTTGAAAATCAGTATCAATCGAAATTAGACTTAATGAGATTTTGTACTGTTGATGATTCTTTGGTAGGTACACCTGGAATGAAGAAGAAAATCAATCGCTATTCAGCTACAGACGGTACTGAAGTGTTAACAATTGGGAAAGGTAATACCAAAAATATTGAAACAAAATTAACACAAGAAGAATATGAAATTGAGTTACTACAAAATCGTTTTCCATACTATGATGAAGATGCTATGCAAGATCCTAATGTAATTACTACTGGGTTAAATCACATGGCTGTAGATATGTTTAATACAGCGAATAAAAAAGCGATGGCAGAATTCCAAAAAGCAACAGCAAAGGTTGAGGTTGAAAAATTTGATTTTGATGCATTCGTTGATGGTTCCGCATTGTTCCCTGAAAACGAACAAGAAGATATGGCGATTTTTGGATTAGTACATCCAAAAGATAAAGCAGAAATCAGAAAAAATCTTAAAGACGATTTAAAATACGTCGAAGATTATGCACGTGCTGGATATATTGGACATGTTGCTGGAGTTCCTTTATATAACTCTAATCATGCAACACAAGGTACAGTTATTTTAGCAACAAAAGAAGCTGTTAAATATTTCGTGAAAAAAGGAACTGAAATCGAACAAGAACGTTCTAGCGCTAACGAGCGTTTAACAACTGTATATTCTCGTAAGTACGGTATCTTTGCATTCGTAGACGATACTAAAGCAGTTAAATTAGAGAAAAAATCTACATCAGTATCAGGATAAGAGGTGATTAAGAATGACACAAAAAGAAATGCTTAAGAAGCTGGTGCCTGAGATTACTGATGATGATATCGAAGTGCTTTTGGAACTAAGCAAGGGTGTTATTCTTAATGCACGTTTCCCTAATGGTGAGATTCCATTAAACAAGTTAGGAGAGACATATGTAGAAAATAGATACTTGCATTTACAAGTACAAATGTGTATTGAAATGTTCAACCGTAGGGGCAGTGAGGGTGAGACACAGCGTACTGAAAATGGAATTTCACGTACATATGATACTGCTGATATTTCGAAATCTTTAGTTGGGAAGATACTTCCTAAGTGTGAAATATTATGAGAGATTTAGCAATCAATCAACAGATTATTTTCTACCAAAACTACGGTGTGGGTGAAACGGTTGATAAATACGGTAATCCGGTTAAAGGATATGGAGATATTGAATCAATGCGTTTGTGTGTAAGTTCCAACAAAGGAGAACCTAACGAGGATATCTTTGGTAACGATCTAAAGTACGACAAGACAATGTCTACCCACAATTTGTCATGTACTATAGATGAATTTACACGGTTATGGATTGGAATTCCCAAAACCCAACCATACAATTACAAAGTTAAAGCAGTTGCTCCAAGCTACAGTTGTATAAAATACGCTATCGAAAAAGTCAACAAAAATGAAGATAAAAGTAAAACTGAGTGATAAGGGTATTGATAAAGCATTGAAGCAGTTGGAGCAGTACAAACAAGATTTAAATAAAAAAGCTAACCATTTGGTACAACGATTAGCTGATGAAGGATATACAACAATTATTAATAAGATATTCGAATTTGATGCCATAGAAACTGGCGATATGTTAAGTTCTGTATCAAAAAAATCAAATAATTGTTATGCGATGTTATCTGTAGGGGATTGTGCTATGTTTGTAGAATTTGGTACAGGTCCAAAAGGTGAGGAAAATCCATACATAGGTTATAGCATGGGGTGGAAATATAACACTGGAGATAACATTAAAGAATATGCAATAAATGGGGTAACAGTAACTGGGTGGTTTTATCCTGATGGAAGCGGTGGATATCGTTTTACAAGCGGTATGCCCTCACGTCCATTTATGTATGAAACTGCTATGGAACTCCGTTATAACAAAATGGAAAAGATTATTAGGGAGGTGTTTAGATAATGATAGATCACGAAAGTTATGTATTTGAAGTAGTCGCTTCAAAATTACGTGAAGAATATGGCATTGATAATATTTACATAACTGGTGAGGAAATATCTAATACACCTCCTAAGTTTCCAGCTGTCTGTATAATGCAGAGTGACAATATTATTAATACTGATTATTCAACTTTTAATGAAAATGAAAATGTCGCAATCGAAACTTACAAAATTGAAGTTGTAAGTATTGATAGTAAAGATGAATGCATGAAAATAGTAGCTGTTATCAACGATGTATTGGTAAAGCATGGATATTTAAGAACATTCAATCAGCCGATAAAAAGTGCAGATAGTGATATATACAGAAGAATTGCAAGATTTAAAAAAGTAAATTCAATAGGAGGAAATTAAATATGGGAGTTGCGTTAAATACTGCTGGTGTAACAGTTGGATATGCTGTAGAAGCTAGCGCTGGAGCTAGACCAACAACAAATTACATTGAAATTCCTGATATTAAGGAAGTACCTGAAATGAATCCTGAACCTGAAACATTGGAAACTACAGTTTTAAAGGAAACAGAGTACAAAACTTATATCGAAGGCTTAAAGGATTTAGGTGGTGCATTATCATTTTTGGCTAACTACACCGAAGAATTAAGTACTGCATGGGATACACTGGTAAAAGCATATAAAACAGCCAGTGAATCAAACAAAGCAGTATGGTTTGAAATCAAACATCCAAGACTTGAAAAATCTGTTTACTTCACTGGACAACCAAGTGCTATGGGGTTACCAGCAATGGCAGTTAACAGTGTATTGGAAACAAATTTATATATTACACCAACAAATGCGCCAGCATGGGAAACAAAATCAACAACTGCGGAAGGTTAATCCTTTCGTAGTTTAAATATGGAGGAAAATAATATGGCTAAAGTTATTAATTTTACTTATAAAGATAAGGATTACACATTGGAGTACACAAGAAAAACATTAGAAAAAATGGAAGCAGATGGAATTAATTTAACTGACTTGGATAAAAAACCAGTTACAATCTTACCTAAATTATTTGAATATGCTTTCTTTGCAAATCATAAACGCACATCAAAAGAATTGATTGAAGAAATGTTTGAATTGTTTACTGATAAAAATGAAATGTACAACAAATTAAGTGAGATGGCAATGGAAACATTAAATACTTTATTTGAGGATAGTACAGAAAAAAACGCGATCAAGTGGACGGCGACATTTTAGAAGAACCGTCCTCAAAAACATTTACAGAAACGTTTTACGAAGTTTTTCCATTCTATTTAAGTATTGGAATGACATATGAGCAGTTTTGGGAAAACGACCCTTCACTTGCTAAATACTATCGAGAAGCTGATAAACTGCGCAATGAACGAAATAACACAGATGCATGGATTCAAGGAATGTACATATACGATGCTGTAAGTACAGTTGTATATAATGTGTGGTGCAGAGATAAAGGAAAATCACCAGCAAAATATACAGAGAAACCGTATCAGTTCAATGCAGTAAAAGCTAAAGAAGATTTAGTAGAAGAAGAATCGGCGAGAGCTGAAGTATGGATGAAAAATTTTGTAAATCGATTTAAATAATGAGCCGACCGAGAGCCTTAAATTTTTTAAGGAAGGAGGTTATCTAAAATGTCAATGGAAATAGACAAACTGAGCATTGAAATAGAGAGTAATGCCAGTAATGCTAGTGGAGAAATAGACAAATTAGCTGGTTCATTAGGAAATTTAAAAAATAATCTTAATGGTATAAGCAGTCTAAAAAGTCTGTCTACCACATTAAAAAATCTTAGTGCTGTAGCAAAGAGTATAAATACAGCACAGTTTGTACAGCTGGCTAACGGTATGGATAGGTTAGCTAGCAGTTTTACGGGCTTAAATGGATTTAAAACTGGTGCAACTGGCTTATTGAAACAGATTGCTGATATAAAAGTCATTGCTTCAGATTTAGGCGATACTAAGTTTGATAAGTTTACAGAAGATATTAACAAACTAAAAACCGCAATACAGCCGTTACAAGACTTAGGTAAGACGAATTTAGGAAGTTTCTTTAATCAGTTAAAAAAACTGCCTGAAATTTCAAAACAGCTGGATACAGTTGACTTTAACAAATTCTCTTCACAAATGAAACAGCTTGCAAATGCAATCAAACCGCTTAATGGTGTTTCTATTAAACTGGGAAGAGCATTTAGTAATTTACCATGGCACATAAAAAAAGCAACCACACAAATGGAAAGCTATTCAAGAAGTGCATCTAAAGCAAGCAAAACAAGCGGCAGCTTAATGAGTCGATTAGGTAAATCAGTAGCCAGTTTTAGAACTATGACATTCGTAATCCAAGGTGTCGTTGGTGCCTTAACGAGTGTTTTTGAAGAATCATCACAATATGTAGAAAACTTAAACCTATTCAATGTTGCAATGGGTGAAACAACTCAAAGCGCTTTAGACTTTGCAAACAAGGTTCAAGGAGCTATGGGGATTGATACCAGTGAATGGATGAGTTTTCAAGGTAGGTTAAATAACCTTATTACTGGTTTTGATGTAGCCAGTGACAAGGCACAGATCATGTCGCAAAACCTAACACAGTTAGCATACGATTATTCATCGTTAATGAATGTTGATCCTAGTGAATCGTTCGATAAGATTAATTCGGCGATGAGTGGACAAATCAAAGGTCTTAAGGATTATGGTAACAACGTAAGTGTTGCAATGGTTAAACAGACTGGTTTGAAGTATGGACTTGAAGGCGCAGTATCTGAATGGGATCAAAACACTCAAGCAATCATGCGTTACATAACCATAATGAATAACGCGAGCAAAGTTGATGTATTCAATGATATGGCTCGTACAATCGCAACACCAGCAAATGCAGTTCGTATCTTAACACAACAGTTTACAATGCTAAAACGTGCAGTGGGGAATATTGCTAGTGTGTTCATAAGCAAACTTATTCCATATGTACAGATAGCAGTACAGTGGCTTACTGCTCTAGCGAATACGATAGCTAATTTCTTTGGGTTCGAATTGCCTAAAATCGATTACAGCGGTATTGCTGGCGGTGGAGGGGCTTTAGACGATGTAGAAGATAGCGCTAACGGTGCAAGCGATGCAGTAGGTGGAACAGCCGATAAAGTAAAAGAATTAAAGAAACAGTTAATGGGCTTTGATGAACTTAACATTATAAACAAACCTGATGACAGCAGTGATTCGGGAAGCGGAGGTTCAGGAGGAGCTGGTGGCGGAGGTTCAATAGGTGATATAGAACTGCCACAGTATGATTTTCTAAAAGGACTGGAAAATCAAACAAATGAAATGATGGAACGTTTGGCTAAAAAAATGGCTGAAATGTTCAAACCAGTTACTGACAGCTGGAACAAATACGGTAAGGGTGTACTTGATTCAATCGAGTATCAATGGACCGAAATCGGAAAACTGGTAGATAGTATTGGTGTAAGTTTCGGCACTGTTTGGCAAAATGGAACTGGTGAGGAAACTATGGATCATATTTTCAGCATCATAACCAACATTAATATTACAGTCGGTAATTTGGCTAAACAGTTCAGAACAGCATGGGATGAAGCTGGAAACGGTACACAAATAGTTCAAAACCTATGGGATTCATTTAATGTTTTCTTGGGATTGATTGACGATATATCAAGAGATCTTGTTAAACTATCTGATACTTTGGATTTTAAACCAGCGGTAAAAAGTGTGGTAAACTTCACAGATGCGTTTAAAGATTTGAGCACCACTATTAGTAAACTGCTATATGGCGGATATAAAAATGTATTAGAGCCATTAGCTAAATGGAGTATTGAAAAAGCAGTGCCAAGTTTGGTCGATAGTCTTTCTAAGGCTGTTAAAGGGCTGAGCAAGGTATTAGATGCATTAAGACCTACAATAAACATAATCGAAAAAGTAGCTACAGCCTTATTAAAAATGGCTGGAAACACTGTATTGAAAGCTATTGATTTATTGGCGAGCGCAGTAGACGGAATAGGTAGTATGTTTAAGAAATTTCCGGGATTGATGACTGGTGTAACTACTGCTGTAGGCGCATTTATAACAGCGTGGAAGGTAGACCAGTTAGTTAGCACAAATACAAAAATAAATACAATAATCGCATCATTAAAACTAATTCCTAGCGCTGTAACTTCTGTTAAATCGGTTGGATTTACTCAAGCAATGAGCGACTGGGCTAGTGCAAGTTTTGGGGCGAGTAATGCTATATCATCATTAATTAGTTTTGGAAGTAAGTTAAATTCAATAGATGGTCCTCTTAAAGCGGTATCTTTAGGTTTTGGTTCTTTAGCAACAAAAGCAGAAAGTGCGTTTGGAGCATCAAATTTATTGAGCACTGGACTAACGTTTTTAGCTAGCAACCCATTAGTTGCGGTTGTTGGTGGTTTAACCGCAATATCAATTGCGTGTGTTGCTTTGATTGGTGATAGTAATAATTTGACACGTGAACAAGAGAAGCTGGTTGAAGAATCCAAAGAACTTGCTACTGAAAGTAAAAAATTAGCTAAAGCACAACAAGAGTTAAATAAAGCTGGTGAAGAAAACGCGAAAAGAGCTAATGAAAATGCTGAAAAAGCAATGATTTGGAAAAATGAATTATCTAAGTTAGTTGATGAAAATGGTCGCGTTAATGGAAGTATGGAATTGGCTAAGTATTATGTAGGTCAGTTAAATACAGAATTAGGTACAAACATTACAATTACCGATGGAGTTATTCAAAATTATAAAGAAGAAATGAATGCGATTAATCAAACAGTAGAAGCACTCAAAAGAAAAGCGCTTATGCAAGCCTACGAAGAAGAATATATAAATGCAGTTAAAGAAGAAGCAACAGTTAAGCAAAACTTAGCAACAGCTCAAAACAATTATAACAATGCATATAGCGCGTGGGTAAGCAAAATGATAGAATATGGTGCCACTGCGGATGATATAAACAATAAAACACAAGCCTATTACAATGCTTTAAATCAAGTTAATTTAAAAAATAATGATTTAAATATAACGTTAGCTAGTACTAATGATGCTTTAACTCAGGCTGAAAATGCATTTGTTGCAAATGTGGAAGCTCAAAACAATTATACTGCATCTGCACAAGCAACGAGTGGAACTATATCAAGTGTAACAGCAAGTATTTGTGAACAGTACGGAAAAATGTCAACAGATGGATATTACACATACACTTCATTAGCTCAAGGATTGAATGATTTAGGTGACAAGTGTAACGAAAATGGTGAGCGTTGGAAAATGTTGAGTGCTACTGAGCAACAAGCGAGTAAAGAAGCTAGAATTCAACTGCTTAATGATTTAGTGTTAAAAGCTACTGCTAGTGGTAAAACGTACGATGAAATGATAAGTACTGCTGAAAAGAAAGGCGCTAAATTAACCCAGACTGATAAAAATCACCTTAGAGAACAGTATGATGCATTGAAAAAAGCAAATGATGAAAGACTTGCAGAGTTAGATAGAACATATAATTTAACTGAATCTAAAAAAGTTATTTCAAACAGTAAATTAAAAAAGAATGACAAAGAAACCTTGGCGGAGCTTACTGAACAATGGAGAAAATCAGGTAATGAACAAGGTTTAGGATTAATTAAAAATTTATCCGATCAACTAAGCAAGGACAAAGGTAAAGTAACGGATAAATCAAAAGAAATAATGAAAGATATAGAAAAACAAGCTAAAGATTCTAAACCTGAAGTCAAGGTCGATGTTAAGTCACCCGCACAATCAAAATTGGATGAAATTAAATCAAGAATTGAAGGAGTAAAACCTAGTGTTACTATTAACCTAAAAGCTAATAAAAAAGGTATTAATATTAACGGTCAAACATTTAAAATAGATATGTACGCCAACGGTGGTTTCCCTGATATGGGGCAAATGTTCGTCGCTAGGGAAGCTGGTCCAGAGTTAGTAGGACGCATTGGTAAGAAAACAGCAGTTGCTAATAACGATCAAATTGTAAGTGCAGTAAGTGGTGGTGTTTACAACGCTATGCGTAGTGCTATGGCTGGTATGAGTGGTGGCGGTAAATTTGAGATTCATACAACTGTTGAAATAGATAAAAAAGCAGTTGGAAAATCAGTAGTGGACTATAACAATGGAATAGTTAAACAAACGGGTAAAAGTCCGTTGCTAATTTAAAGGAGGGATTGAAATGGACGATGTTATTAAAATTAATGGAGTAGGTTTCAACCCTTCTTCATTAGAATTTCAAGTTTATGATTTAGACGGTGAAGAAGGCTCAGGACGTAATCAAAACGGAGAAATGTTTAGAGATAGAAAAGCAGTTAAGCGAAAGGTTGTTTGTACATTTAACGGTCTTACAGATGCTATGGCTAGCAAATTACTTAAAGCAGTTGAACCAGTATTCTTTTCTTTAGAATATCCTGATCCAGTTGAAAACAAGCGTAAAACAATAACGGCTTATGTTGGTGACAGAACTATGCCGATATTTAAATATGATGCGGTTAAAAAATGCTGGATATGGGAAACGATTAATTTAAATTTTATTGAAAGGTAGAGATAGCATGATTAATACAAACGAAGAATTTAATTCATCGGTCATAGCACAAGACCGTGTTATCAATGCCAAAGTTATTTTTAATGGCACAACAGAATTAATCAATGAAGTCATATCTGTTGTTTTAGACGAAATTTCTTGTAGCGAATCAACTTTAAAAATTGGTGAAATAAACACTAATAAAGCAACTGTAAAATTCAAAATGCCTGATAACAAGATTCCATTAAAAAATAGTACAGTAAAAATTTATAGTGGTGTAAATGGTGTTTATGTATGTAAGGGTACATATTACACAGCTGAGATTGATAAATCAGACAACAGCGACTTTATAACAGTTGTAGCTTATGACAGCACATATCGTTTAAATAAAACATATATACCTGATATTGAATACCCTAATAGTTTATCGAATGTAATAAATGATATTTGTAGCCAGTGTAATATCTTGCACGATATAAAAAATATACCGGACATTATAATTGATGGATATATTGATAATATGACGTGTAAACAATTCCTAGGCTATATGATGGGCTTAATGGGGTGTAATGGAACAATAAATCCAGACGATAAATTAATCGCATATTGGTACAAGGATTGTGGTATTGAGATAACTTATGATTTGCAGTTTATGAACGGTTTCAACAGAACTACTGACGAGGACATAGTAATCAACTCGTTAACAAGCGGTGATAGTGAAAATGTACTGGTAGCTGGAAATGGATTCGGTATAACTTTCGAAAATCCGTATATGAAACAAGAAATATTAGACAGTATATTTGAGCGGATTAAAGGTTTTACATACACACCATGTACTGTAGAGTGGCGAGGTAACCCAGCTTTAGAAATAACTGATATTGTTAAAGTTGAAGATAAAAATGGTGTTTTACATAATGTACTGCTAAGTGAACATACAATAGTGCTTACGGGCATGAAATCGAACATAACTTGTAAAGGTGAAACTGAAATAGATACAGTTATGAATCAGTCACCTACAGACATTAAACTAAATAAGCTGTATGCCACATTAACAAATGCTTTTAAAAATACTACTGATAAAATTTTAGGCAATCAGGGCGGTTATTACAGAATTGATATGAACGACGAAGGTTTTCCTTCAGGATGGACTATCATGAATACTCCTGAATTAAGGGATGATACACATTTGTGGAGATTTACAGCCGGTGGTCTAGGCTATTCTGAAGATGGTGGGAAGACATTTAAAAATTTAGCCTTTGACCTTGATGGTAATTTCAATGCAAATGTTATTACAACTGGTATATTGCAAGGTGAAATGTTTGAACTTGATTTACAGACGGGTGTTATTAAGATTGGGAAACGTGATTCAGAGGGTGAAATAAGCAATCCTAGCTTTTATCTAAACGAAAAAGGCGAGTTAACAATAAAAGCCTTTGAAGAAATAAAAGAGGAGCTACAAGCTAAAAAATACCTCGTGAGTATTGAAAATACCGGTACTACATTAAATGAACCTAGTGATTTAATAACTTTAGACGCTAAGGTATATGATGGCAATAATGATGAAACAAACAACATAAGCAGTATTAGTTTTAACTGGTACAGAGTATCGAGTGATAGCGAAAGCGATAAAACTTGGAATAACAGTCACAAAGGGAAACGTTCGATAATATTAACACCTGACGATGTAAATGTTAACGGCAGTTTCTATTGTGAAATAACATTACCGATTGGTACTAGAAAAACACTGTCTATAAGCATAACTGATAATAATGACATTGCTAATCTAGAAGGCAGTTTCTTGGATGTCACTGGTGTCAATACAGTTCAATCATATGATGAAGGTTATGTACCAAACTGGGAAGAAACCCCAGCAGTTATTACCCCAGCGGTTTTAGATGGATTATTAAATGTAGATTTAAATAACTGCACACTGGTTTGGAAACGTAATAATAATGGAACGGAGACAGATTTAATAGAGGGTGAGAGTGTCTTAAACGGTATCCTAACAGTAAATAAAAATGTTATGTCTAAAGGACGTCCATATATAACATATATTTGCTATGTAACTTATAAAAATGCAACAAAAAAACTTAGTGTAACGTTTATGCTTAATATCGATGGCAAGGATGCATTAGTTCTTAAAATAGACAGTTCAAATGGCTATATATTTAAAAATACTGGTGTGTCTACTACGATGACAGTTCAAATATTTGTGGCTGGTGAAATAATAGATACATCTCAAAAAATGTATAATTATTTTGGCGATAAAGCGAAGATACTTTGGGAAGTAAAACATATTAAGGAAACAGACTTTACAGCGTTAGATCCAGCTGATTCTAGATTAACGGACAATGGATTTATATTAACGCTAACATCAAATGATATAAATGAAAAAGCAACATTTAGATGTTTTTTAGATTTTTAGGAGGAAATAAGTAAATGGCAATAAAAGCAACAGCAGAGCAAGATGTGCTTGATATAACAGACGGCTATTCAATACATTTAAGTAATGATAATTATACGTTTCAGGGAACTACAACATCAGTAGAAGGAACTCAGTCATTAACTTGCAAAATAACTGCTATAAGAGGTTCGGATAAAATGGTGTGTTCAGTTGGGGATATTACAGCTCCAACGGGATTAAGTATAGTTTCAGATGGGAAAACACCAGAACCAACATTAACGATAACTGCAACAAGCGCATTAACTAAGAGCGGAAGTGTTATTATTCCGGTAAAAACAGAAGATGTTACAATTGAAAAAGTATTCAGTTGGTCGATAGCATTTAAAGGAAATAATGGTACAAGTGTTACAGTATCGAATACAAGCATAACATATCAAGTTGGTACTTCGGGAACGACTGCGCCAAACGGTTCATGGACAACCGCAATTCCTTCTGTTCCTTCAGGACAGTATTTATGGACAAAAACAGTAGTAACCTATAGTGATGGTAAATCTACTACAGCATACAGTGTGTCAAGAAATCCTACAAACGGTACAAATGGTACGAGTGTTACAGTTAAATCAACGGTTACAGAATATCAGGCAAGTAATTCCGGAACTACTGTACCAACTGGTTCATGGTCTAGTACACCAGTTGCTGGGAACCCCGGTCAATACGTATGGACTAGAACAACCGTAACCTATTCAGACAATAAAACAGCAGTATCGTATTCTATCTCAAGAAATGGCACTAATGGTGCAGATTCGATCACTATGGCAATCAAATCTTCAAATGGAGTTATCTTTAAAAATACCGCTATCGCAACAACTTTAACAGCTCGCGTATTTAAGGGTGGGGTAGAAGTTACTGGCAGTGCATTAACTGCACTAGGAACGATTAAGTGGTACAAAGATGGTGGTTCAACAGCTGTAGCAACTGGTTCTAGTTTAACGATTAACGCTGGTGACGTTAATAATAAAGCAACTTATACAGCGCAGTTAGAGGGATAGTTTTATGGCTGTTAAAGCATATGCGCTTATAACATTAACAGACTGTTATGACGGTACAGACGGTACGGTTCATAGTGCTACTGCACCTAGTGATAAAACTAAGTTATGGTTTGATACAACTGATAATCTTCTAAAATACTGGAACGGTACTACATGGGAAGTGACTAATGATTTTGCTGGTGATATCAATGATATGAAGCAGAATATTACCACTGAATATACTTCTGCGATCAACCAGCTTAAAGAATCGCTGACTACACTGGTTGAAAAACTACAGACTACCACTACTGACAATTCAACTTTGATAGAGCAGTTATCATCACAGATTGTTCAAAATTCTAGTTCTATATCACTGGTTACAAACAGTATTAAAAGTATTACCGACAATATAAGTGGTCTGGCTACGAAAGAAGAAATTTCACAGTGGGCACGTTTTGAAAATGGAGTATTGGAGTTGGGTGCAAGCAACAGTCCCTTTGCTGTTAAATTATCTAATACGGAATTAGGGTTCTATCAAAATGGAAGCAGAATAGCATATCTGTCAAACCAACAGCTTAACATTGAATATGCCATTGTAATGACAAAATTGAATATCGGAACATTCAGCTGGAATTATGATGCTACTGATGGTCTGACATTAACTTAGGAGGTGTGTGAATGGCAACTTTTGGAACAAGTAATAAATATATAAACTACAGTGTTAACAGTCAGGAATTATCGTATGACATAAATTCAAACACCTCTGTTGTACGAGTTTGGATAGACGTATGGCGGACAAACACTGGTTATACTACATATGGAACAGGAACAGTGTATGCTCGCATAAACGGCGGAGTATACAGTGCTGGTATAAGTACTGGACAGAAAATAACATCAACACCGATTCGCTTAGGTACATGGGATGTTACTGTCGGTCATAATGCTGACGGTTCAAAAGCTATAAGCGTTACTGGTTGGATAAGTCACAGCCAGTTCAGTTCTTCGGAACAGGGCTATACCCATACGTTAACTACAATCCCAAGGCAGGCTAACATTACAGAAAGTAGCAATTTCACAGATGTTCAAAATCCAACTATTAAATTCAGTAATCCAGGTGGCTTTAATATGAGCGTCTGGTTAGAGCCTAACCCAAACGGACCACATCTTGCAGTTAGGGATAATATTCCCAACACGGGGAGTTATACATGGAAATTAACTGATGAAGAACGAAACCAGTTAAGAGAAGCGTGTAAAGGGAAAACTTGTACTATTCGTATAGGGTTATATTCTAACAATAAGCAGTGGGCAAGCTATCACGATAGAACATATACTATAACCAACGCTAATCCCAGCTTTACAAGTATTACTGCAACACCGGTAAATCCATTTGGTTCGTTGTATTTGCAAGGTAAATCAAGTATTAAATTAACAATAAATGGTGCTAAGGGGATATATGGAAGTACTATAACCACTTACAGTATAAAAGGTGGAGATTACAGTTATAGTGGTGAATCGAACACCTATACTACCGATGTTTTAAGTAAATCAGGTGATATAACATTCACCGCAACAATTACAGACAGCAGAGGATTTACAGCAAGTAAAACGGTTAAAGTCACGGTTACTGCGTATACACTGCCGACATTAACTTTTGAAACATACAGATGCGACAGTTCGGGAACTAAAGATATAATCAAGGGTACTTATATTTATGTTAAGCCTACATTTACTTATTGTGTTATAACTGGGAATGCAATAAAAACTAAAAGTATAAAAATCAACAATACAGGTAAATCAACTGCGTTTAACAGTGGACAAGGATATGTATTTAGTGGTTATGCGTTAAATACTACCCATGAGGTAGAAGTTTCCATTACTGATAATGTTGGAAATACAGTAACCGTAATTCACGATATAGATATTGGTAAAGTTATACTTAATATTCCCCCTCACAAAAACGGTGTCGGCTGGGGACGTTATTGCAATAAAGAAGGAGAATTTCAAATTGAGTATGACTTGAATGTATTTGGAAAAATATTAAAAAATAATGAAGAAGTTCCATTGTTTAAGAAAAACAGTAATTATATAGTACCTCCTAGTCCTATTGAAAAAAATAATATTTATTTTAAATACTCTGAAAATGAACAATGGACTGGTGAATATAACTACGATGGTAAGAAAATTTATATTAAAACAGCATCGTTTATAACAAGTTCATCTAATGTAGGTGCTTGGGCTTCTACTGGAATAATCTTAGCAAATATGTATAGGGTACTAGATATTAGAGGGTATTCTGATGATGGCGCTCAGTTTAATACTTATCCAAGATACGAAAGTAGTTCATATTTTCTAAATTTATGTTCTGGCGTACAAAAAGATATTTTATATATGTGCGCTGGTTATCCTAGTAAAAAAATAACTCTAAATATTCTTTATACTAAAACAACAGATTAGGAGCTGAGATTATGGTAATTAGAAAAAGAGTAATAGATAGAAGAACATATTTTAAGGGCTATTGGAGATAGATATTGATAAGAAAGTTGAGGAAAATTATGATTAAAACACATGAATTAGACGTTACAGCAAGTAAATTTGCTGAACTTTTAGAATCGAACTACAAGATTCTAAAACAAAATGATTACGAGCAGAACGATTATATTTTATTTAGAGAAATCGAAACTGTCGAAGAAGAAGTCAATTATACTTCGAAATCACAGCTAACGCAGATTAAACAGATTATTAATGATGAAGGTATCAAGGAAGGCTATGTATTAGCTGTACTTAATAAAATTTAAGGAGGAAACTGTTATGAAGATTAATTGGAAAGTAAGAATTGCTAACAAACAATTTTGGCTGAGTGTTATTCCAGCGGTATTGTTAGTTATTCAGGTAGTGGGGGCGGTGTTTGGCTATACACTAGATTTTGGCGATTTAGGTAATAAGTTATTAGCTGTAGTAAATGCCGTATTTGCATTACTTGTTATTTTGGGAGTTGTTGTTGATCCTACAACTCAAGGGGTTAGTGATTCCGAACGTGCTCAACAATATGACAAACCAGTTAAGTAGGTGATTGTATGAGCGATGTAGTAGTTACCGCTATTATAAGTGGTTTGTGCGTTGCTATCCCATCAGTAATAGCAACGATGAGCAGTAATAACAAATCAAATGCGTTGATGAATTATAGAATTGATGAATTGACTAAGGAGGTCGAAAAACATAATTCTGTAGTCGAACGTATGGCTGTTGTAGAAAACAGCCTAAAATCAGCACATCATCGTATTGATGAATTAAAAAAGTAATGAGCCTTGAGCCTACTTTTAAATAAGGAGGTTTTTATTTATGTCAAAAACAGCAAATGAATTAGTAAATTTCGCAAAATCTAAATTAGGTACTAACTATGTATACGGGATGAAAGGAGCTGTATTAACAGATTCTAAATTAAGATCGTTAGCTAACAGCTATCCAAAATATCTTACATATAATAAGGAAAAAGGAAAAATCGGAACAGTGTGTACTGACTGTAGCGGACTTATTAGCTGGTGCACTAGTAAAGTAAGAGGATCTAGTCAATATAAAGAAACTGCTACACGCATTGAACCTATAAGTAATATAAGCGGTGCAGTAGCTGGTTGTGCTTTATGGCAGCAAGGACATATTGGTATTTATATCGGAAATGGAGAATGTATCGAAGCTCGTGGAAGTGCATATGGTACAGTTAAAACAAAAGTAGCAAACAGAAAATTCACACATATATTATGGTTATGTGATATTGATTATGATAATTCTGTTCAGGTTCCACAAGAGCCTAGTGGGGTTAGTTATAAAGTTAAAGTCGATACGCCAAGCGGTGTAAACTGTCGTAATGCTCCAAACGGTGCAAAGGTTAAGGCTTATGCCAACGGTACAGAATTGACTATTACACAAGAATCAAATGGTTGGGGATTTACTGGCGAAGGCTGGGTATCTCTACAATATTGCAAAGTTCAAGATAGTGTAGCACAAAATTTAGGGACTTATGAAGTAACCGCCAGTGATTTAAGTGTTCGTACTGGTCCGGGAGAAAACTTTAGAAGAAAAACATATAATGAATTAACTGAAGATGCAAAAAAACATGATTATGATAAAGACGGATGTATCAGCGAAGGTACAAGAGTAACTGTTAAAGAATGGTCGAACGGATGGGCCAGAATTCCTAGTGGTTGGGTGTCTGGAAAATACTTAAGAAAGGTGTAAAGTAGTAATGGTTAAGGTTAAAGTAGTGAGAGGTGCTGTAGATATGGACGGGGATAAACTCCCGTTCTATTTATGGGATTCGTATTTTACGGTTGTTGAAGAAATGCCAACATATAGCATCATAATGACTGGTAATAGAACATTCAAATTTAAAAATGAATTTATTATAAAGGAAGGTAAATAGCATGGTAAAAGTAATAGCGGATGCATTAAATGTTAGAAGTGAAAATCGAGTTAATGAAAGAAATGTAATTGGTATTGTCTATAAAGGTGATGAATTAGAAGTAATTAAACAAGGACCGAAGTGGACAGAGATAAAATACAAAGATAAAAAGGCATATGTAATGAATGAATTTATTGAAAAAATCTAGAGCATTAGATCTAGATTTTTTTAGTAGCTTGATGTGTGTTGGATTATACGCTTTTGTTTTTCTATATCGTGTTTGCAGTCTATAATCTGTTGTTCTTTATCAGGGTTGTTTGAAAATTCTAAAAAATTTAATTTTTCTTCAAGTACAGAAAGTCTGCGTTTTGCTTCTTGCATTTTCTTATCTTTTAAGTTCATAAATTACACCTCATTCTTATTATAAATATTTTGTGTATTAAAGTCACTTATGATGTAATCCAAAACCTAATTATTGATTAAATGTTTAATTTTTATTTTTTTGTGCTATTATCGATATTAGGGGATGGATTTATTATAAAAATATACATAAACACAAACCGTTAATACTAAACTTTTTTTAATCCTCCCTCATGTCTGGAACTCTCTAAACTCCAGACGTTTTTATTATATGATAGAGAGGTATTTGGAGGATAATTTTTAGCCTTAAGAAACAATATAAAATATACTAAATTAGTAACAAATTAGTAACAAACAGCTTGAAACCCTTATTATAGCGTGATATTTTTTTCAAGAGTTGAAAGAAAAAATATAAAATACGTACGAAATTTGACATTTTTCGTACGTATTTATACTATAAATAATATATATTAGTAACAAACTAGTAACAGTAAAAAATTATTTTTTCATATTTGTTACTAATTATTTTTCTAACTTAATTTTTTGCATTTCATCAAACAGTTTATTTAAAATTGTGTGAGTATATACATCATCGGTAATATCCTTGGATTTATGACCTACGATTCGTTTTCTTGAAAAATCATTTACATTATATAATTTAGCAAGGGTATTAAATGTATGACGAGTATCGTATGGAGTATGTGTGAAGTTTAATTGTTCCATTAAGTTATTAAAAATATTTTTTCTGAATTCAATATACTGATTGTTACTATCATTCATAAACAGATACATATTGTTTTCATTAATTAATTCCAATATGAATGGTTTTATCAAATCATGAATAGGAATGTTCCTATTTCTTCCAGCTTCAGTTTTACTACCAGTATTTATGTATGAAATTATCTTTTCATTTCCGTCATCATTACATTTTACATCTATATAAATATTTTCCCTTGTTAATTTAAATAATTCGATAGGACGTGTTCCGGTGAAAATGTAGATTAATACAATTTTAGATTCTCTAGTATTGTGTTTGAATAGTTTTCTTATTTCTTCAATAGTAAATGGATGATGTTTACTATCCGTTTCGTTATCTGTTTTGATTTTAAGATAGCTTGAAAAATCTTCATTAGGTTTAACGTATTTACGTATTACTGCATATTCAAAAATCTGTTTGCATATTACTTTCATGTGAGCTAAGGTACCGCTTTTTCTTCCTCGTTCTTTTAATTCATCAAGAACGAATTGCATATCATCAAATTCTATATCACATATAGGTAGTTCATGAATAGAATCAAAGTTATTAAACCAGCTACGCTTTTGACCTCTAGATTTCAGTTTAGAAAATTCTTCTTCGTCTAAAATATCATAGATTTCCTTGAATGTTGGAATTGATTTAGAAATAGATATTGTAGTTTTTGGTTTGACAGTATTTATGGGATTGCTTTGGAAAATATATAGTTCTAATTTATTTGATATCTGTTTATAAATATCCCCGTAACGTCTTTCCGCTTCTTTTGCGCTTAGTTTATCATCATACCTGAGTTTAGCTATCTCAAGAGCTGTAAAAGCATCATCAGGATCGCTAAAAGCATTTAGTGGTTTTTGCTCACCGTTAAAAGACACACAAGGAAGATAAGGACAGCTACGTCTGCCTGATAAGGTTTTGACAGTACCGTAGCCATTTGGTCTACGTTTTAATCTTACCATTTCATTTTACTCCTTTATTTGTTATAATAGGAGCATAATAAAGTTGTGGAATTTTATTATGCTCAGAGGTATTGCAGTACCTCGTGAACCATCCCATTGCAGTGGGGTGGTTTTTTTGTATTAATTTATTAAATATCCATAACTATAATAATATGTGAGAACACTAATTATTTCTGTAGCACCTAGATTATAAGTTGAAAGCCATTTTCCAAAATCAGCTTTTTGTTTTAAAACATCATCACTAGAAAAATCATCTTTAACAGTTGTATCGGGGAACGGATTTATTATATGGTATTGAGAATTATTGATACCGCTATTTTTATAAACGCAGTTAATGCTAGTACCACCGATTGCATCATCGCTTTTAGAAATTAATAAGAGTATAGCTATATCATCTTTCGAAACACCTACTTTTACTAAGTAGCTGGGATCGTTTAGTCTTTCAAATTTATAACCATTATTAACTAATTTTTTGTATGTTTCATCATTTGATACAAATGTAGTTTCTTTTTCTGTTACAGTTAATTTTGCGGTATTACTCTTAATTGTTTCGCCATCTGAAGTTTCGATTTCTAAGTAGAAGTTTGTTTCTCCTGCTTTTAAAGCAGTAATAAAATCACTACTTGCTTCTGCTATCGAATCGTCATCAAAAATAATTTTTTTACTTTTAATTCCAAAATTACTATTATTTTTTTTGATTTCAACAGTACCTAATTCGCCAGTTTTGATATTTACATCCTCGATAGTGATGCTATTTTTTTCTTTACTACATCCTACAAAACCAAAACACAATAATAAAACCAATA